TGGAAACAGAAACTGTTGAAGTTAACGAGCGGTATGGTAAAGAATACGCTGGCAAGTACGTTTTTCGAGAAATAACTCGAATAAAAAGGCTTCGCATAATCAAAAAGTACACAAAATATCATCCGCAAACTGGCGCTGTCATAGATTCAGATGTCGGCGCAATTGATGCAGAGATTACTTGGGCAAGTTTAAAGGAGCAGCCGGAGAATAAGCCGATTACTCTTGAAAAGCTTTTGACAGAAGATGCTGAAATGGGCGTTCCCATAAAGCTAACTGCGTTATTCGCTAAGACAGTCAACAAGCTTAACGGGCTGTCGCCTGAAGAAATAAAAAACTCTTGAGGGCGATGAGGCGGAAGAGTCCGCATTCAGCCTTGACAGAGTTTCGCTTATGCAAAGAGTTCGGATGGACAATCGATGAATTAGAACAGCAGCCCAGCAAGAAGATTGAGCAATTTCTTATCATCCTTGGTGAAATAGATAGGCAGACGCAGGAAGAAATTGACAGGGCTAAAAGAGAGTCGGGGCGCCGTTAGAGAATGAGTATCCAGTTTCGTGTTGAGCTTAGCGGGGTTGAAGATTTTGCTGCTAAAATGCGTGCGTTAGATGAAGCCATGCAGAACTGTGTCCAAGACGCTTTGAATCAGACGGGTCATGCAGTTGTGCGTCGTGCTCAGGAGTTGGCGCCGGTGCGGACTGGTCGCTTGATAGCGGGGATTTACGCTCAGATCATTTATAAGTGGGTTGTCAAAGTCGCGTGCATGGTGCCCTATGCTTTGTTTCAGGAGCTTGGCACAAGATACATTAGTCCCCGCTACTTTTTGACGCGGGCTTTGGCGGAGAATGCGAGTAACTTCATGTTTATTGTGTCTGCGGCTTTGGAGCGTGCTGCAGAGGAGGCAGGTGCAGAATGAGCGCAATGGGCGAGATAGCGGTTACGATTCGAGCGGTAAATGAGGCTACGCCAGAGTTTGAAGCCGTCGCAAGTGATGCTGCGCGTATGGCTTCAGACGTTGGCGCTCAGGCCGTAACTATTCATACAGAAAATTTGGCAAGCCCAGAGATCAACCGAGTTGCTGAAGACGCTGCAAGAGTTAAGGCAGAGGTTGAAGGTTCGCCGATAACAATTACCTTTGCGCCTATTGAAGTCCCACCCTTGCCACCGCTCGACACTACGCCTATCCAAGCAAGCCTTAACGAAGTCGGAGTCGCTGCAACAGGGATGAGTGCAGATGTTGAAGCTGCGTCGACGAGTTTTGATGATATGTCTGCGCATGCTGAAGCGACTATGGTAAGCTTGCGCACGGTTGCCGGTGGCATACGAAGCACGGCTATGATGGGCACGGAGCTAACAACGCTTGCTGCTGATTTCGGTCTTGTCGACAAGGAGACAAGTAAGTACCTGCGTACGATTATGTTGATGATCATGATTGTTTCGACTGCTGCTCGAATGTACAACTTTCTCACGGTTATGACAACTGGGCAAACTGCTGCCGTGGCAATTGAAACTACTACCGAAACAGGAGCTACCGCAGCCGAGACTTCGCATTCAATTGCTCATGGCATTTATGCGGCTGCTTGCAACATCGCAACGATGGCTGAAAATGCCTTAAACATTAGTCATGCAACATTTCTGGCTCTAACAGGTGTTGGAATCGGTGTAATCATTGCTGCTGCCGCTGCCGTCTCGATTTTTGCAAGTCAAATGAACGCTGCCACTGCAAGCGTAAAAGGGTACAATGCGGCTGCTGCTGAAACGCCGACAGTCACACGTGGGATCACCCGAGCGGGTGAACAAGCTATGTATCGTAGAGGTGTTGAGTAAGAATGAGCGTTAACATTCCAAAATGTGCCATTGTTTTTGGCAGTGTTACTCCGCCTCAAGGCGACGTTGTCGATCTTACGGTTCATTTGGGCTGCACAAAAGAGGTAAGCAGCTTCGAGGTTCTGCTTCAAAACTGGAACAAAAAGTACAGCCCGGGCGGGACTTCACCTATTAACGTGGGCATGGATGGAAGCATAAGCATCGGAAGAGGCACGAATGTTCCGCAGATTATAACTTGCCGTGTTGAAAAGGTTCAATGTGAATCTCCTACATCAACGGAACATTATCTTCGTGTTAGCGGACGATGCTGGGGAGAACGTCTCTTCCGCAGAGTCGTAACCAAAACTTATGACAACAAAAAAGGCGAAGAAATTGTTAAGGACCTGCTTGATTACTATGTTGGCTTAAGCCACGTTAGAGATTCAACGGAACTCGTAGAAAACACGGATACCACTTACACGCACTTGGAATATGAAAATACTCCTGTCTGGGACATAATAAAATACATTGCAGAATCAGCCGATAAAGCAGGCGTAATAGGTTACGATTTCCGAGTTGCTCCAGATGGCAAGTTTGAGTTTTTCCCCAAGAACAGCAAAACATCATCTGTAAGCCTCAGCGAAAAGATTGAGGCGAGCGAGTACCGAAAGGACATACTTCGCATCCGCAACAAAATCACGGTTTATGGAGTTGCAAATAGATGCATGCCTCCCGATAAGGATGCTTGGACGGAATCACTGAATGGGTGGACCGCGCTAAACGGCACATTGTCCCTTGATTCAACTCAATTTAAAGTAGGTGCTTACAGCGTAGAATGTAGCAGTGGTGCGGGGGCTGCTCCAAGGCGAGATAGGTTTTACAGGACATTTTCACAGGAAAACTTGAAGGAATGCAAATTAAAATTTTGGTATGGTTCATGGACGTATCAAGCGGGGAATTGGGATTGGCAAGTTGTAAGGTTATACGCTCCAGACGCAAGCAATTATTTTGAAGCTGACTTGCCATATGATAATGTTGTTTACTGGCGTTTGGCTGACTTTAATTTAGGACCAAGCAACGAATATGATGCTAATGCGAATCCAAATGGACAATGGAGAAAAACTGGTAATCCAGATTGGAAAAACATTCAGGGCATAGAATTTGATGTGCAAAATAAGAATACAACTGAAGACATGCCAATCCGCATTGATGGTTTATTCTTTAGCGGATTAAGATTTAGAAGCGTTCAGCAAGACTCTGCAAGCCAAAACGCTTATGGGCTAAGGGAATTAACGGAGACTGACGAGGAGCTTGTAAGCGACAACGAATGTGACCTGAGAGCTAAAGCTTTGCTTGATTACTTAAAAAGCCTAGCAGAATACCTGACTCTAACAAGCACAGTTATCGACTACGGCAACACTCCTCTTTTGGCCAGCGATAAAATTCCTGTGACACTGCCCAATGAGAACGTTGACTCTGATTTTCACATAGAAACCGTTGAGTACCGCGTGGACGCTAAGACTCAGACGCTTGGAATAACTATGGAGCTTGGCAAACTTCCGCCTCAGCTTGCTGATTACTTGTACGGCATGCGCACAATGTCCATAACCATTGAGAAGCTTGCACGGACAAAAGTTGGTAGAGGTGTTTTAGCGTGAGTAAATGGGCTGGCGAATCAATCCACGATGCCATTCTAAGCACGTTAACAAGTGCTCCAATAGGGAAAAAAATCGCTAAATTCGCCTTTACATGGAATACGGATGGAACGGTTTCTACGATTAAGGTGCATGATCCTGATGGTAACTTACTTTTCAGTCTCACTTTTTCATGGAATGCTGATGGCACATTAAAAGAAGTGGCTCGATCATAGTCGGTTTGCCGATTATGCGAGAAACCGAAAATAATGGAGGAAAAAAAAGAAATGAGTTTAAAAGAAAAAGCGAAACATGAAATTCAATGGACAGTCGAAAAATTCATGGCGAAAGACGGTAAAGAAATCATAGAGAAAAACATTAAACCATACGAAGTAATCAAAGCCAAACCTCACAATTGTTTGCTTCACGAAGGAATCGCCACATTCTTGGGACTGTTATGCGCCATCGGTTCAGAAGTTGCTTACAGCAACGCTAATGCACGAATAGGCGTTGGCAACGATGCAACGGCGCCAGCCGATACGCAAACAGGATTAATCGGTGGAAGTACACTCTATAAAGCAATGAACGCTACTTATCCGTCGAAAAGCGGCGACCATGACATAGTGTTCCAATCAGATTTTGTTTCGGGAGAAGCTGAATGGGCATGGCTTGAAGAATCCATAGATAACGGTTCTTCGCCAAACAAGAATCTTTGCAGGCAAAACACGAGTTTAGGCACTAAACCGAGTGGCCAGACGTGGCGTTTGACTGGGACTATAACGTGGACTTAGGACGACTAATCAATGGGTATTGAAACTCGTTACATGCGAAGCGACCAGCAAACTGTTAATGGTTTAACAGCTTACAAGCTGGACACTACTCAGAGTGCAAGTGAACTATATGGTGCGGTAACTGTTTCTGGTTCGCAGACAGTGTATTGGGCTAGCGATGTTGCCATACGACATAGCGATTCCAGCGAAACAAGTCTAGGCACTAAAGTAGGTCAGGTACAAAGAAATACTGACGGGCAGGGAATCCAATCGGCTACATGGAATGTGACTGTTCAAACTTTGGTTTCGACTGATTCTATTGTGGTGAGGGTTTACCTTAAAGTTGGTGCTGGTTCATGGAATCTGATGGCAACATTCACAACAGAGCAGTTGGGAGCAAGCTCTTTAGATGCTGCCACGTGGACATTCTACTATTACACTTATTATGGTTCATATTATGAGGCACGTTTCTATTGGGGAAAAAGCACATATAACAGTCGCATAGAAAACTTCACATGGTCATCTGGAGCAACCGAAAAAAGTTTTTCTGATGTTGGTGGAGGTTCCGATGCTTTCATTAATCCGTATCGTGCAATGGGATTCTCGGAAAGCGGTCACGGAGTCGAATCTTTCGTTAATCCTTTTCGAGCTATGGGAATCTCTGATGTTGGACACGGTGCAGAAGCGTTTAACACGCCGTTTAGAGCAAT